GGAGCACACTTTAAAGAACTCCCCGGTGGTGCGAAAGACCAAAAAATCTAGAAAATAGGAGATACGGATTTGGAGGTTAAAGGCACCCTAGAGTTTAAAGATACTCTGAGGGAATTTTCCTTTGTTGAAGAGAATTCAGAACACTTTATCAGCGGTCTAAAGGAAGATGCAGCTAGAAGTGTTTTAACTACTCTTGCTAGGACTAGAACTGGATTTAACATTGATTTAGTCACTCCAATGATCGGGAAACATTCATTGGATAAGAATCAAGAGCGCCTTGGTTTTATTGATCATATGTTAGATGTGGTAGCCGAATTGCGTCCTAGTCTTCAACCCCTCTATGATGCAGAGCTAGGTCAAGCTAGCAAAGTAGGTCCGATCAGCATCATGCTACCTTTCGCTGAAAGGAGGCTCGATCTGTACAAATATTATTGTAAGGATAAAGTCCAAAACAATGTAATTGTACATCTAGAACGAGCATTCTACCGCATACTTAGTAGGATTCCGAAGCACACATTACGCCCAGTATCATTGGATGAAGCATTTGTCCAGATGCCTAAGGGAACTAACTTAGGCTCACCATTCTTTAGGAAATCTTCAACACTCTATCCCGAACTGTTGAAGGCCGCATCTCTGATTGAAAAGAGTGGATTCGATGTCACTAAGCACAACGATCCTTGTATGTTATATTGGCGAGGCCAGAGTGCAGGTCTCGACAAGCCCGTTAAACAGAGGGCAGTTTGGGGATACCCTCACAAAATATCATTGCATGAACTGAGATTGATGATACCACTCATCAGTGAATTCAAGAAATTTCCTGAGTTTGCTGCTCTGGTTAGCAATGACGCCGTGAATGTAAGAGTAACGAGCATGTTGCGTGATAAACACGCAAAATATTGTGTGGATTTCTCTTCATTCGACCAATTTGCCGGACCTTTGATTGATATGGCATTTGGCCTAATGCGGGCTGCATTTCATCGTAGTGCTGAACCACTGATAGACTTTGTACAAGACAGATTCAAACGTATACCATTACTGACTCCGGACGGCCTATGGAACGGAGAACATGGGGTTCCGAGTGGTGCAGGTCCAACAAATTGGATCGATTCAATGGTTAATTGGATAATAGCTGAAGCATTCGCCGATGCTGAAGGTATTAAACTAGTGAAAGCACTGTTTCAGGGAGATGATGGTGTATATGAGTTTAGTAGGGATCCAGACCCCGCTGCTCTCGTTGAATTCGTCAGTCGTATCGGGATGTACATCGGTTTCGACAAAGGTGGAACCTCAATTGATACTGTATTGTATCTTCAAAACGTCCATATGAGCAATTACATAGTGGATGGTCTTAACGTAGGTGTACGGCCATTGGAGAGACTCCTATCTGGATTGTTAGGATTCGAAACTCCAAGGGATAAGACGTGGAGACCGGTAGATACAACTTTCCGTTGGCTACAGCAAATGGAAAACGCGCGTTTTCACCCTCAGTTTGAAAGACTTTCTAGGCTTTTGTATCAATACGATCGACTTATACGCGAATTCAGTATCAGGGAATTAATAGATATTGGAGGCGGGTATAATGAGATTGAAGCCAGGCAAAGATCAAAAGGCTTTCCATACGGTAAGTATCCATTAACCAACTTAGCGAATTTCTCAATCGTTAAGGAAACTGAAAAGTTAAGGAAGAAGTTAAAAGGTAGAATGGATCCTAGGGGGGACTGGTGGATGTGAGTCCAGCTGAG